TTGGCTTTGAGGAGGCTCATGGTTTTTCTGGCCAGACAACAGATTCTGGCGTTTGAAAGTTTTGAGGAATTTCACGAAGCGATTGCCGATAGGAAGCCCAAGCCTCCTTGTTCGCCGTTGAGTCCGAGAGCTGCGTCCAATCAGATGCGGCTAATAGCCTGTCTCTCTGATTGCGAATGGGCTTCCACGCTTCCCGATCCTTAATCTGCTCCCATGCGGCGAGAACTTCGGCCTCTGTTGGTTTTGGAGTATTAGAATGCCATATTATTGAATCGTATGTTTCACCACATACAAACTCCTCACGAGGTCTAAGATGCATTAATGATGCTAAAAGATTCATGCCGCAACCTCCATTACTGTTATTGAAGATGCGCCACGATACCTATAATAAGCATCTCCATCAAAGTTTGTTGCGTTAATAGTTAATGGATATGATGCGCCATTATATGCATTGCCTTGTACTTTATAAGTTACAGCACTTGTAGACGAAGGGGAGTCAAGAAATATATAATGACCAACCGAATTGCCAGAATAGCCACCTCCGTAAAAATCACCCCCGCCGCTTAAAAGTCCACTACCAGCAGCAGAGGTCGAAACAAATACTACGGTATCAACACCAGAAACTGTTCGAACAATTCTAGCTGTTCCATTTGTATTTGTTGAACCATGAACGCATGTCAAAACAAGAATTTTGTTTGAGGAAGATGATGGAGTAATACTTACACTTAATCCAGTTATATCAGTCCATGTTGCGCTTGTGGTTATAGATACAACCGTTGTGATTGTTGTTTGGGATACTTGCAAAATAGCCCCAGCACCAAAGTTCGAGCGAGCTGCGCCAGAGGCTAGATCTGCCGCTGTAACACAAGCGTCAGGCAATCCGCCTGCGGATAGCCCTGTGATTGATCCTGTGCCGTTGATGGAGATGGGCATATTAGACTATCGTCCATGTTGATCCACTTGGCACCGTAACAGTCACCCCTGTGGCGATTGTAATGGCACCAGCAGACATTGCGTTTTTATTTGTGGAAATCGTATAGTTGGAGTTAAGCGTGGTATCGTTTTCGTAAAACATCCCGCCTGCCGCACCAGCCGCTGCAGTTGCGACTGCTGTCACCTGACCTTTTGCGTTTACAGTTATAACTGGAACCTGACTTCCAGATCCGTAGCTACCAGCAGGACTTGGGGAAAGGTCAGCCATCTTTGCCGATGTAACCGTTCCGTCTGCTGGGGTTGTGTTAAAAGAAATTGCGCTGGTGATCCTTCCTTTTGCATCAACCGTAATCTGCGGGGTGGATGTAGACCCTCCGTAGGTTCCAGCCGTTGCCCCGCTGTCCTCCAGCTTGGCTCCAGTAACGGCAAGGTTTTGAATCTGTGCCGTGCTTACTGCGTCCGAAGCCGTGGTTGTCCAGCTACCAGACGATACACGCAAGAGCGATCCATTGTTTGCCGTGGTAACAGGCGGAAGGTTTCCAGCCACAACGGCGATGGAATCCACATAAGCCTTGGTGGTTGCGTCCGAGTTTGCCGATGGTGTGGCAACTCCAGTAATCCTGGTTGTTCCTGCATCAAAAATAGACGATGCATTTTTCTTTAGGAAATTGGATGCGGCCACCTTCCGTATGGCTGTTGCGCTATCGTCCGCAATGGGTAGCGTGTCGGCATCGGCCACGGGATCGGTAAGTGCCGTCAGGCTTGTGATCGCCGTGACGTTTATGCTGGCATCCTCCACCAGCTGATGGAGCTTGGTATTGGTCAGCTCCTCGGTCGAGGTAAACGTCTTCCCCTTGGTAAAGTTAGGCATCTCTCGGGTACTCTATAAGTGGCTTTTTAGCAGTCAAGTGCAGTTATGACAACCCCAAAAGGGACCAGGAGGCCCCCTCGCAATCCGACCGCCTGACCTGCATGGTCTTTCTTTTGCCTATCTTGTTGGCTGGGCGAATCAGCCAGGACTGGAAGGGTTCCAGCCATACGGCCAGGAAGTCAATGGTTGCCTTGGTATAAATGACCTTTGCGGATGCCCCACATGCGATGCTGACCCTGCAGCGATTTACAGAGCGTTTGCCAGTTCTGAAAAGAACCCCCATCCAGCTGCTTTTGACCTGCACCCTGTGGAACTTTCCACCCGCATGGACCACCCAGTCATAGGGGCTACTGTCCCCGATTGGCTTGGAGGGTATTCCGCCACGCTTGAGTACCTCCACAGCAAACATCTGCTCGGCAAGTTCGCCAAGCTGCTTACCCTCCTTCACCTAGCAATTCCAGGCCCTCAGACTTTTGTTGATTCTGGAATCTGGATCTTTGGCAGTCTTCTCCGAGGTAAGCCTTTTCTTCATTCCCAACATTCTGGCGCAGAATGCCTTGCGTCTTGCCCTGTCTTTATCGTTTTTAGGATTGGGTGCTGGCGGCTTTAGGTTCCCGCCTGTGGCCCGATTGTAGCTACGCCTGCCAGCCTCATTAAGGCCACCCTTGGGGTCCTTGCCCTCCCTCCTCTGCCAGGCTGGAGACTTATACGACATTGACTGCCTTCCCTCCACGCATAACGGTCTTGGTGTCGTGGCTTCCCCAGGCACGCTCGTAAATCCTTCTGGGTGTCTTGATAAACTTCCCCTGGGCCTCCATGGCTTTATATCCCTCCCTGATCCTGTTGGCGGATATGGTCGGATCATAGGCACTGCCGACAAACGCAATGGATCTGGGCACCGTGACCCTTCCAGGGTATTGGTCCCTCTGTTCCACGGGTAGGACCCTGGTGACCATGCTGCCGTCGGGTTGCCTATACTCGTAGGCTGGCATTCCGACTATATAGCAGTTACTTGCAGTTATGTAAATAAGAAACCCCGCCGAAGCGGGGTCTCTTACGGTCGGCGGGGACTTACCCCCGACCACGGCCTATCGAAAGGCTTAGGAGCTGATCGCCCGAGTATTGCTCTTCAGAACACGAGCCTTCTTGGCGTTCAACACCTGAACGGCCCAATGAGCTTTCCAACCAGCATAGATATTTTGGTTGAGAATGTCGCTCTTGTCGGGCTTGTCCACGATCACCACGGAGGGTGCGTACGGGGACTGTCCAGAGTAATTGACCGTGCCAAAGGCACCGTTCGTCAGAACATACGTCGAGACCACCGATCCAGACGAGGAGTAGGTCCCCTCGGTGGATTCCTTCCAGGCGTTGGTGTGCTGTTGCACGTTCACGCCATAGATTTCCCCGAGCTGTCCTTTGACAATGTCAGACACACCAGTCTTGGTGTTGTACTGAGCAATGTTAACGACAGTCGAGTCTTTCAGAAGGTCTGCCGCAACGGCAGGGTCCACGATGGCCGTGAAGCTCTCGTTCAGGCTGACGTTCTTGTCCAGTCGGATGAGGGTAGCCGCATCCAAAAGGTCGGAAGGAGTCAGGTAAACGGTCCCGCCAAGGCCAGCGAAATTGGTCGCCGTCCCAGCGTAGATCTTGCTCACGGAGTTACCGTAGATATCGGTCGTGCGTGCCGAAGCGATGCCAGTGGCGATACCAGTTGCACTGGTAACACCCTGGAGGGCGTTTCGGACGACGGTGTCCAGATGGAGCGACGCATCAAGCGTCAGGGCACGAATCCCCTCGTTCAGCGCAGAAAAGAGCTGGCTGTAGTTGAGAATGTCGGTGACCTTGAGAGCTTCGCCAACCTGCGTTAGGGGCACGTTGATCTTGCGGAGACCGACTTCACGGTAAGTGGAGATCGGGGTTCCTTCAGTCAAGTTGCTGACCTGAGTGCCGTCGGCGGCGGTGTTCCATTGGAACATGGTGATGCTCGAGTTCCCAGTGTTGGTGGGAAGATCGTACTTCGCCCCAAAGTTATTCAGGATCAGGGTCTCGTTGACACCGTCCAGAAGTTTCTTGGAGAACAAAGCCTGAAACTGATCCGCCAATGAGGCGGGGTTGTCAGTTTTCATCATAGCCATATGTTTTTACCTCTAAAGAAACTCTTGTCTCAGAAGCCGTCGGCCTGGCGTGCAAGCTCACGGACATAATCCTCGGCCTGGGCCGTGGTCATGTCCTTGATGCTCTTGTCCCCGACGGGTGCCGTCGGGTTGCCAGAGCCAAGGGACATCCTTGATTTGAGTTTCTGGTTCTCGGCCTTTAACCGCTCAACTTCTTTCACAGCATCCGCAGCGGACTCCCCAGCCAGCTGGAGCTTGGCCAAGGCGTTGGCCAGCACCAGCCCGTCGGGGTGGCGATTGAGGAAATCCTTCACCAGCGGGTCCACATGGTTCATGTAGGACATGGTCGTCTGGTAAAGGTCCGAGGACTTGTCCGTCAGGTCTGGGTTCTCCTTGACCAGGCCATCCCAGTTCTGGCGAACCCGAGACTCAAAACGTGCCCTTTGCTCCTCGTTTGAAATGGCCGCCTTGCGTTCGGCCTCCTCAATCTCGGCGGCACGCTTCCTGGCTTCCTTGGCCAGGTCGTCCCTTCCCTCGTCTTCCCACTCGCTGGCAAATTCCCTTAGCTGTTCGGGGGTAAACCCGTCCCGTGGGTTCTTGGGCGGGGCGGAACGGATCTGCTCCACCTCCGATTCGAACTTGGCACGCTGCTCGGCAAATTCCCTCTGCCTCTGGTTAAACTGCTCCCACAGTTGACCCAGCCGATTGCGGGATTTCTCCCGCTCTGGTCCAACGTCAAGGTCCTTGATCTCCTTGACCGTGGGGTCCTCTGGCTTGGAATCCGTTGTGGATGCTGTGCGTTGAGCGGCTTTTTCAGCCGCTTCTTCCTTACCCGCAGACGGGACTCCGTCTGTTTTACGGGGGGCTTGAGCCTCGACCTTGGGTTCGGAGAAGCCGTCGACCTGTGCTGCCAGCCTCCCCAAAGCCTGTAACTCGGCATCAATGTTTGTACCCTGACCTGTTCCAGCGGCTGAGACCGCTGGTTCGGCTACTGTTTCATTGGACATAACGGAGTCCTTTCTTTCCGAAGTTTAGGGGACCAAGTGCCCGAGATCCGCCGTGTCCCCGTATTCGGCGGCCTCGGAATCCTTCGTCTCTGCCTTGCCCAGGTATTCCAGGTAGGCGAGAAGTTCACGGCTTCCGATGGCTTTTCCTGCCTCAAAGGGGCCACCCCCAGCCATGCAGGCCCGTGCCTCACGGAGCGAGCAGTAGGACGACAACAGGGCCTTGAGCCGTGCGCCGTGGCTGGAGCTTAGGTACTGAACCAGGGCTTGCTGGTCTTCATCCAGCCACTTGGGCTGGAGCGACCCCTGAAAGGAGAAGATCCTCCAGGCAGTCGAGAAAATCTGTTTGAACTTGTGGATGGTTGCCACTTGTCAGATGTTGCTACACGACAAGTCGTGGGGTGTCAACTGCTTTTGACTGCTATCTAGTGGTTCGCAGTTTTATCTTGGTTTTGCTGTTACGATTGTCGGTAACTGGCTCGCTTTTTGGGGCATCTGTGGTGGCCATGGCCAAGTCTCTCCAGTCCTTATAGTAGCCATCCTGAAGGTGCGGACGCTCCCAGGATAAAGCCTGGAGGTTGAAGGACTTGCCAGTCTCAACGCCAACCCCGTACTGCTGCACGTTATCCCAGTCAGCCTCGTAGCTGTCAGCCTTGATTGGCTTGGCTGGAACCCAGTCTATCGCCCTGCCGTAACAGTGGAATGACTGGGGTACTGGCTTTCCCCTGGCCTGGGTAACAATCTTGCCTGGCTCAGATCTTCCCTGGGCGTAGAGCTTCTCCTGCTCCGCTGGGGTTCTTCTCCCGCAATAGACGTATGGAATCACACCTTGGGCAATAACCGCATCCCTCCATGCAGCCACCCTGCTTGCGAAGGTAGGCTCTAGCCCCTTGAGGATATCCTGGTAAATCTGCTCGATCCGATTCCTGGTGATCATTTGTTGCGCTCAAGCTCAAGCTGGTATTGGAGTTCATTGATGGTGGAAAGTGCCTGTTTGGCCCAAGACTTTACGTCCTCGTTCGACCTGGATACCTCCCTGAATCTGTAGTCGTTAGTAAGTGCCGAAACCGAGTCATTGGGAAGCGTGACCGAGGAGGTGCTAGCGCACCCACCAAGGAACGCCGCCCCGACCATCAAACAGGCGATCAATGCGCTCTTGATTCCCATTGCGCTTCTCCCTGGCCTCTTTGTCCCGCTTCTCCTTGGGGGTTGGCAACAACCTCACAATGAGGTCGATGACCGCCCCAAGCAGACGGATCATTTGTCGATGTGCAAACCCAGAGTCTTGAGGAAAGAGACAATCTTCTCGAGGAAGCTGTCATCCGCAGGGCTTGGGGTGAGCTTCACGATGATCCTAGCCAGGACAATCACGGCACCGACCACGGCCATGATATTGGCAAAGTTCTGTGTGAGCCATTCCATGCTGGTAAGATAAGCCACCCTGGCCGTCGGTCAACTATTTTCGGATGCTTTGCAGATACCTGATGGCCACCGCCATGTGGATGGCTGCACCCGTGATGTCTTCCTTGCGATAGCCCATCTTGATCAATATCGTGCGGATGCGCTCGTAGGCGATGGCGTGCTTGGTACCCCCATAGTAGTCAGTCTCGGACTGGTCCTCAATCTGCCTGGAGGCCAGCTTGCAGGCTTCCCAGAAGATCTGCCTGTCCCAGGAAGGAAGGGCAAGCCATACAACGGCCCTAAGAATGAAGTCTTTCATTTCTTCCAATAATCCGCAGGGTCTTCCTTGATCTTGGCCTTGATCGCCTCCTGCGCCTCCGAAAGCTCCGTGGTCAGAAACAGGGCAGGCTCGCCATCCCGATATCCAGCC